TATAATTATCTTTTAAATAGCCAAGCATGAAGTTAAAATATCTGTCTACTGTTTCTCCCCATGTCTCCCTGCGATTCTCTTCTGGAATCCATCTTGCATATCTAGATAATGCAATAAAATTTTCATATGGGTTAGCAATAGTTTTTGACATTTATAATACCTTCTCTCCGCCTTGCGGTTTGTTTTATTTTAGTGTGAAGACACTATTCTATCAAAGAATAATTTAAAAGAGAAGCCCTAAAATCATTTTTAAGCACATATAATTAAACAATTATTGGTCAACTACACGTATTTATTTTAGTCAACCAGCTTGACATCTATTATTAAATAATGCTACTATTATAGTCCGTTATCTCTATAGGAGGAAATGCCAATGGAGAAAATTAAAGAACGTTTGAGTGATGTTGCTCATAACTGGTCTTACATAGGAATGATTGTATTGTTTCTATTCACCGTCCAGCCTGGGCCAATAACAAGTCAAGCGGCAATCGTTCAACCTGTAGTTAAGGTTGAAAAAACTGAAAGACAACTAAAGAGAGAAATACTAGATAAGTTCAGTAATGACACTTATAAGCACTCAGAAATGCTTGCGCCTGAAGATTTAAAAGATTTACTATGGGCTGTAGGGTTTGAGGGCTTAGCTTTAAAAACAGCTTGGGCTGTTGCTACAGTAGAATCCAATGGGAGACCAATGGCTCTGAACGACAACCTAAGAACACAAGATAAATCTTACGGAATTTTTCAAATCAATATGCTGGGAAATCTTGGCATAAAGAGAAAAGATAAATTCGAATTAGTTTCAAATAAGGAATTATTTGATCCAGTAACTAACGCAGAGATAACGTATTATATGACCAAGGGCGGTAAAGATTGGTCATCTTGGCCAAACTCGATAGGTAAGGCCAGGAACCTCATATCAGAGTTTCCAAAGCACTAAAGGAGGTTAAGGTTGAAAAAGATACAGTATGTATCTAGATACCTAGCCTTGTCAGAAGAGGGCCTCGTTCCCAGGATAGAATGTCCTATGGATCGGGGTCTTCTTATGTGCAATCAGACAAATGAGGATGAGATATACTTATACTGTCTATCTTGCAGTTATAAAAAATTTATAGGGAGTAAATTCTATGACGAACTTAGAGTGGCCGTCGACAGAAATTCAAACTGACGGGGGTCAGGTAAAAGAAACTGACGCTATGGGTAGAGAGAAATTTTGGGAAGATATTGGAAGACCTGAAAATGGAAAATAAAGAACAACCACAGAACCTAGAAGAAAATTTGCCTATGGTCAATTATATTATGCTGCATAGAATCTATGATTTACTTACCCTAATATCAAACAAAATAGTGGGGTCGGAAGATACAGCTAAAATGGTAGAATATCATAATCAAGGCTACCTACTTGGACCCGCCCCGTCATATACCCCGCAAGAAGAAGAAAAAGAAAATCCCGTTCAACAAACCCTTGACTTAGAATAATAACTATTTTATAATTTATTTGTACTGGTTGTAGCATCCCACCGATAAGCTCCCAGTATAATGTGTAGCAATACACTAGCAATGCCCAGTCGGATCCGCCTCTGATTGGGTTTTTTGCTTTTTATACACCATATAGTGCGAATTGAAAAGTGTTTATTTAATAATTCCAACTAATAATACAATGGCAACTGAAACAAGCAGCCCTAGCATTAATTTGCTAAAGTCTCCAGCTACAATAGGGAAAACCTTGGTTACTTTTTCCCTTTTTACAGTTCTAATAGCCAATTCCCTGCCCGCAAGAAGGCCTACGAATACCCACGTTGTAGACATAGGGATATCATTTAGTTCTTTGAAGTAGACAAGGATTAAGAAGTAAACAAAATCTATTGCTGTTGCTGATCTTACAAACTTCGTATTGTGTTTGTTTTGAACCAGCCTCTGAATTTTGCCTCCACGCTCTTTAAGCATAAAAGCCAAACCTGAAACAAATACAAAGCTTATGACGATCATCATATCTAGTGGTATAGATCTTGGAAGAAATACTGCTATATTAGCTAAGTCTTGAGATAGCCAAGCCCACCAAAGTAAACCAGTTGATATCCACTGAGCAACTCTCCATCGCTTGCCATGCTCTTCATTTACTGGTATTTTTCTAAATAGTGCAGTAACAATAAACCATAAAATATAAGCTGTGGCCCCTGCTATCAAATACCCCATAATGCTTTTCATTAGCACTGACTGCAAAACATTCTGTGCGGCAAATGCTGCTAGTACTAGAAATGAGGTTGATACTGGAACTCCGATTCTAGTCAATAAAAGCAATACAGCAGGAGCGGCGGCGTGATACCACTGAACCTCTTGAAATGGTATTTTATTTAAACGCTCATAAGATATATCTCCGCCATAAGTAAACCACGCATACCATATCGTTCCAAGTAGGATAGCAGATGCATACGCCCACATGTACTTCCAATTTAAATTCTTTGAGCTGGCTATCCAGGTTCCTAGCGTTTGTACTGAATCATTTGCTATTACAGAGTATGCGGCGAGGATAAATCCTAAACCCATCCATAATGTTAGAAGTTCCATATCTAAAGTATACTAGAAATATATTGGAATTTATATCATATATTGCTCTATTAATTGAATGTTCATCAGCAATTAAAGTGCGCTCGAAAAAAGTGCGGCGGGACTAGAAGAGATGTTCCATGTGAAACATTTACCCAATCTTCCTCATATGGGTCCTAACCCTATGACAATTTGAACATACGATCTCACATTTAGCTATTTCCTGGTCTATACGCTTTTTGGACAATGTGGATATCAATTCCATAACATTGGCATTCTTACGTCCACGGACGTGGTCGAAGTCCATGACATAATATGGATATATGGTCCCACAGTCCATACATGGGGTTTTGGACTTAAGGTCTCTTAGATATTGGGCCAAATAGGCCTTCTGCTTGGCTTTAGAGCGCTTTTCAGACTTCATCCTAGGGTCATACCTAGAAGATGGCCTTATAGGGCTTTAAAGATGAAAGGATAATTTTTTGACTACCCCCCTTTTATTTAATTAAAGCTATCTCCACATGCACAAGATCCTTGGGCAGCAGGATTATCTATTTCAAATCCAATCTTCTCTATGCTTTCGACATAATTCAAAGTGCAATCGCTTAGATATGGCCATGACATTTTGTCTATACGGATATCGAAGTCTTTAAATCTAACCAGTTGGTCATCCGCCTTTTTATCATAATCAAAATATGTCTGATATCTAAGTCCAGAACATCCACCAGGTTGCACAGCGATTCGCAAGAATTGTATATATCCAGGTGTAGCTATCTGGCTTTCCTTAATTAATTCAGATACCTTGTTCTGTGCCGATTCTGTTAGGTTCATTTATTTATTTTACCTATGCATATATAACAGTAATTCTCCAGTACACCTTTACTGTTTAATCTTTGAACATATTTTGGTCTATCGCAGAAGTCGCATTTAATCGCAGTCACAATTTTTCTTCTTTCTCATTTTCCACCACATCCATGCGTGGTGTGCTGCCATAAGACCCATAAGGATCCACATAAGCTGCATTTCAGTTATGCCTACAGCTAAGTCCATATTGTGATGATCATGCATAAGTAAATTATATCACTTGCATGTTCTATAATGATTCTGTAATGTCATATATGCAAAGCCAGAACGTACTTCTATTTCCCGCCCACATTTATCACATATAACAATTCGATTAGCCGCCATTTATCTAATTATATAATATTATAATATTCTAGTCAACTAGAATAAATTATCAAATAATCCATAATGTCCATTATAGAATCTGATTATATAGGCAGATATTTGGCTAGTAGAAGCCAACATTGCAAAGTGAATCGCTAAAGCTAGAATTTTAGAAGTTAGGGATATTTTATTCGGGGAAGTTAACAGATCCATCTTTAGCAAATACCAATGCTAGGGAATCACCAGGGGATAATACAAGTTCATTTATTCCAACCTGTGCCCATGCATAATTCTCAAATAGTATTTGATCCTTCTTTACCAAAACTGCCCAATATGCTTCAGCAGGTGGCATTTCCTTACAATTTTCTTCTTTAGGGCTAGGCAGGCCATTTAGACGACATAGGACAGCGTCCCCATATTTGTCAGTTCCCTGCACAGTGAAGCCATTAGTTTTCAATAGGTCTAAAGCTTTAATTTCTGTTGATTTTATACGTTTTTCCAATATAGGAATTTCTTCATCTGCATAATTTACATGAAGATTTATGTAATCCTTCTTAGA